TTTTGAAGATTTTGATTGGGACAAAGGTAAGGAGATTTTTGATAAACGAATGGAGGCCGACGCACTTCAAACGTTCAAGGATGAAAAGACTAAAAGACGTATAATGAATACATTTGTACAGGGAGCGGCATTTAATGTTGGTCATTTGTATAAAGAATTAAGTGATAAAATTAACGATATCAATCCTGAGTTGATGACGGCTTACAATGTCTCTCAAGCAACAATGGAACATTTATATTGGATTTATCCTAATATGGAAAGTTCGGCATCTGCAGGTATGGGTCAATTAGGTCAAGTAGAAATTGTTGAACCAGAGACTGCCAATGGACCTTACATTATTAGTGCAAGAGCAATGACATTACCTTTATTAGTTCACGAATTAGTAAAAGGCGTGTTTGACTTTATGGCTTGGGATAGTTTACCTGAAAATGAAAAACAATCTAAAATGGTTGCGGGTAGTGAGGATACGTTACCGGGAGAAGTTTGGGATTCACGTTTGGGGTTAATCTTTTGGAAAAAATTACAGGACGCAATGCCTAACGAGATATTTGCGGATGACCAAAGAATAATTCAATTATACTTATTCCACAAACTTGGTAGGTTATCTGCGAAAGAATTAAAGTCATTCACTGAAGGTTTATTACAAAATAACCCATCAGCAATGAAAGCGATTGACCGTATGGTTAGTGAAGTTAAACAACAAATTCAAAATCGTAACGATGATGACGATGATTATGAAGATGAAGAACCACCGGTACAAAGTAACGATGACAACGAAGATATGAGTGATTTCGATGATTTAGATTTAGATGATTGGGATTAAATCCTGTTAAATTAATAGTTAAACCCCCATTAAGTGATTAATTGGGGGTTTTTTGATATTTATATGTTAAATCATCTATATGAGTTTAACAAAAGACCAAGTATTATTGGAATATGTCAAATGTATGAAGGATACGTCTTACGCATTAAAAACATATTTACAGACATATGATAATACTGTATCGAAATTTGTTCCATTAGAGTTATTCCCTGACCAAATTACATTACTACAGGACTATGAAGACTATAATGAGAATATCGCATTAAAATATCGTCAGGCAGGTGTGTCAACAGTAACCGCCGCTTGGATATCAAAAAAATTAGGGTTTGCTAGAAAAGAAAAACCTGAGAAAATTCTAATCATTGCCAACAAACTTGATACGTCAATTGAAATGGCAAATAAAGTTAGAATGTTCACCACACAATGGCCAAGTTGGGTTAACATATCAATTGACCCTAATAAAAAATCAACAAAACATTGGAAATTAAATAATGGGTGTGAGGTTAAAGCCGTTGCAACATCAAAGGATGCTTTACGTGGATTTACCCCTACGATATTAGTGTTTGATGAGGCCGCGTTTATCGAAGCCGATAGTGATTTCTGGTCTGCGTGTATGGCGTCCCTATCAACAGGGGGTAAAGTAATCGTTATTTCAACACCTAACGGTAATGACGCAATTTACTACGAGATTTATGACCAAGCATTACGAGGAATGAATGATTTCAAAATTACTGAAATGTATTGGTATCGTGACCCTCGTTACACTAAAGATTTATACTTTGTTAAAACCGACGACGCAATTCATTACTTATTAAACAAAGAAGAATACGACCCAACAAAGATTATTCATTGGACTCAGAAATCCTTTGATGAAAGAAACTTTGAGGAGGCAAAAGAATTAATTAATAATGGTTACAAACCTTGTTCTGATTGGTTTGAAAAAATGGTGAAGAAACTTAAATACGATAAACGTAAAGTTTCTCAAGAGTTAGAGTGTAACTTCCTTGGTTCAGGGGATAACGTATTTGATTCTCGTTTAATGCAAAAAATCCGTGAGAATTATTTATTGGAACCACAAAACCGAATGTTAGGTAATCAATTATGGATTTGGAAAGAACCTGTTATTGGTCACAAATATATAATGGGTGTCGATGTCAGTCGTGGGGATAGTGAGGATTTTAGTTCATTCCAAGTTGTTGATTTTGACACTCGTGAACAAGTCGCCGAATTTGTCGGTAAATTGCCACCAGATACTATGGCCGAGATTTGTTTTAAATGGGCCAATATGTATTCAGCTTATGTTGTAGTCGATATTACGGGTGGGATGGGTGTTTCCACCTCACGTAAACTTCAAGAGTTAGGGTATAAGGATTTATATGTTGATGGTGAAGATGTTAATAACACTTGGAAATATAATCCAAAATCCGCAGAAAAAATACCGGGGATTAACTTTAACAATAAACGTGTTCAGATAATTGCATCATATGAGGAGGCAATGAGACACGACTTTAGAATCTATAGTCATCGTTTATATAATGAAATGGACACATTCGTTTACCTTAATGGCCGACCTGACCACCAAAAGGGAAGACACGACGATTTACTTATGTCTATCGCAATGGCAACATACGTGGGGGAGACATCATTTAGTAAATTAAACAAAGTTACCGACCAAGCAAAAGCGATGATTGAGTCTTGGTCAGTAAATGATAATAATTCTGTTAGAGAAAACATATCATTTAACCCTGTCGTTCCAAATATGATGGATAGGATGAATAATAACAATAACACCGTGTCATCAAAAGATTACCAAAATTATGGTTGGTTATTTGGTACAGGCAGAAGATAATGAAAATACAAAGTATTTAATTATGTATAAATACAATTAAATTACCTATATGGAAAACAATAATCAAAATTTGACAGTTTGGCAACGATTGTCCCAATCATTTGGACCTAATTCGTTGTTAAACCAAGATTACCCAACATATAAGTTCGACAAACAAGAATTGTTAAAAACAACTTCTAAAGCCGATTATGAAAGGGAAAAATTACAAGCTCAACAAACGGTTTATTTAGGACATCAATGGTCTAAAATTGAAACAAACTTATATTCTCAAGCAGTCTATTATGAACCAACACGTTTGGCATCATTCTACGATTACGAATCAATGGAATATACCCCCGAAATTTCAGCGGCGTTAGACATTTACGGTGAAGAATCTACAACCGTTGATGAAAATGGGTTTATGTTACAAATCTACTCAGAATCAAAACGTATTAAATCAATTTTAACTGATTTATTTAACAATATTTTAGACATTAATACCAACTTACCAATGTGGGTAAGAAACACCTGCAAATACGGGGATAACTTTGTTTATTTAAAGTTAGACTCTGAGAAAGGAATTGTTGGTTGTATGCAATTACCAAATATCGAAATTGAACGTTTGGAACGTGGTATGGCGGCAAGAACTCAAAACGTAGAAGAGCCATCGGAAAGTAAAGGTTTGAGGTTTAAATGGAAAGTTAAAGATATGGAGTTTAACTCTTGGGAAATTGCCCACTTTCGTTTATTGGGGGATGATAGAAAACTTCCGTATGGTACGTCAATGTTAGAAAAAGCAAGACGTATATGGAAACAATTATTATTATCTGAAGACGCAATGTTAATTTATCGAACATCAAGAGCCCCTGAAAGACGTGTATTTAAAGTTTTTGTTGGTAATATGGATGACAAGGATGTTGAAGCATACGTACAACGTGTTGCCAATAAATTTAAACGTGACCAAGTTGTTGACGGTAAAACAGGTAACGTTGATATGAGATATAATCAAATGGCGGTAGACCAAGATTATTTTATTCCTGTTCGTGACCCGGCCGCTCCAAGTCCAATTGATACATTACCGGGAGCTCAGAACTTAGGAGAGATTGCAGATATTGAATACATTCAAAAGAAATTGTTAACCGCATTACGTGTTCCTAAAGCGTTCTTAGGGTTTGAAGAACCTGTGGGTGAAGGTAAAAATTTATCTTTAATGGATATTCGTTTTGCTAGAACAATTAATAGAATTCAAAAATGTATGATTGCGGAAATGAATAAAATTGCAATTATTCATTTATTTTTATTAGGTTTTGAAGATGAGTTGTCTAATTTTACATTAGGTTTGGCAAACCCATCAACACAGGCCGAGTTATTAAAAGTCGAGGCTTGGAAGGAAAAAATTACACTATACAAAGATGCGGTTGCCGCGATTGAGGGTATCGCACCTGTATCAGTTTCTTGGGCTAAAAAACACATCCTTGGATTCTCGGATGATGAGATTAAATTAGACTTACAACAACAACGTGTTGAAAAAGCGGTTGGGGCTGAATTAACAAATACCGCAACAATTATCACACATACAGGAATCTTTGACAATATAGACAAATTATACGGAAATAAAACAACTTCAGGAGTAACTCAAACTGCGGCAGCGGGAGCAACACCACCACCACCTCCAGGTGGAGGAGGAATGCCTGATTTAGGCGGAGGTGAACCAATGGCACCACCACCCCCAGGCCCTGAACCGGGAGGTGATGCGGGTGTAACACCTGAATCATTTGAAAGACGAGATAATTTAAAAATCTTAGTAGAAAATGAGGATTTTTTAAATGAAGAAAGTTTTATTGATTTATCTAAAGCGGGAAATTCTTTAGGGGATATGGAGAATCAGTTGAACAAACTTCTAAGAGATTGATATTTATAATAAAAACGAAAAAATGAAATTTGGAATATTAAAATCGAAGATTGAAAACGTTTTGGTTGAGTCTTATAAAAACGGGACATTTAAAGAGGAATTAAAAAACTTTGATAAATTAGTTTTAAAGAACAAAAACGTTAGTAAATTATTTTACCTATATGATGACTTATCGTCTAATAAAGGATTGAACGAATCAATTGTTAATGATTACATTAACGAATCAATTAAGTTGTATGAAAATACGATTAATAAAATAACCCCTAATAATTTAACTAAATTATCTGTATGGATTAAAAATAGTAAGTCGGACAACAAATATGAAACGATTGATTCATTATTTAGTGACGGTGTGTTAACTATCGAGAGTAGAATTAAAAGTAAAAAAGTAATATCTGAGTCGTTAGTTAAACCCCCTAAAAAAGAAAAGGAATCAATTAATATCCCTATCAGTTCAATGTTATCTATGGCGAACAAAACTATTTCAAAACATATCGAAGGATTAAATGAATCCGAAAAGAAAGAATTGAACCGATTATTATCAGTTGACGATACTGAGTTAGAACCAAAGTATTCAACAATTAAAGAAAGTGTGGTTGAAAGATTAAATACTATCTATAATCAAAATCACGACCATTCAACTAGAAGGTCAATCAACGAAACAATTGAAAAACTTTCAACCGAAAAATACGATAAATTAAATTATTACAAACTTAAAAGTTTATACGAAAATCTTTAATATTTGTTTGATTTATACATTTTCTGAACGTACTTAGCCTTGTTAAGTACGTTTCTTTTTTTTACGGAAGTTTTAACGAACTCTTTTCTATTGACCAACTCTGACATTTGTCTTGTCCTAATAATCTTACTCTTGTACTGTTTTAAGGCCTTTTCGATGTTTTTATCTTTTCCGACTTTTATTATTATCATATTAAAATATTGTTAAATTATGAGTATTTTGACTCTTACTGTAAATATACTTACATTTAATAAAAATAAACGTTATACAATATGAAAAATAATGAAAAAAGGGAAAACCTCAAAAATCCAAGGTTTTAAAACTGCGAAGGTTTTATTTGGGACAGTTGATTCAGTTAATTTAAAATCACTATACCTAAACATACAAACTTGGGTCGAACCTAAAAAAGACGTTGACAATTGGTCGAGAGTTGTTTTAAACTTAAGCCGAGCCGTAAAACATTCAGTTTACGAAAAAACAAAAAACACAATGTTTGATGATAAATTCATTGTTGATTTAGATTTAAGGTCGAGTGGTCTAAATTTAAATAAAAAATCATTTATGAATCTTGAGATTAATTTTTACCTCAATGACACCACACTAAATTTTAAAGATAGAGAAGTCAAAGATACGTTAAAAGAAATTACCTCACAAATTTTTTCCGACAATTTTAAAACCAACCCCTATTTTAAGTTCCACCTATCCAAAAACATTAAAACCCCCAAAGAAACGATACAAACCGAAGATGTTTAATATTTATTATTAAAACATCAAGATGAGTTTAAGAATTTTAAAAACTACTGAAACAGGTAGAGGTATATTAATAGAACAAGACGCTGGTTATATTTCCCCAAGTACGGATCATAACCAATATATAATGGAATCTAAAGCAAATTTAGACCATTCTAAACCATTCGAGTTCTACGCCGTTCTACAAAAATACGACACACCAAATAGAAATGGTCGTGTATATCCTAAACGTATTTTAGAACGTGAAGCCGAAAACTATAAAAAAATGATTTAGAAAGGGGTATCACTTTCAGAATTGAACCACCCCGAATCATCATTAATTGACTTGGACCGTG